TAGCAGTGGTTACATCACCAGCTGTGACAAGATTTCCACCTGTAATGTTACCAACAGCATCAATGGTGCTGGAAGCTGTTACTGTAGCAGTGGTTACATCACCAGCTGTGACAAGATTTCCACCTGTGATGTTGCCTGTGGCAGCAATAGTGGTACCTGCTGTTATTGAGTTGCTGGCAATAAAATTGTTTGCTTGGAGATCGCCAGAAAGACTGATGCCTGAAGCTTCAAGATTTCCAACAATCACATTACCAAGACTGTTGACTGTGACAACTTCATTGGCCACAGAAACATCTGTTGCCAGCAGTATCTTGCCTTCGGTGTTGTCAAATCCTACAAATGCTGAATACTCAGATCCGTCGTAATAATACTGAAGGATGCCTCGGTCTTTGCCATCGTCGGTGGTGAGCGGAGTATTGTTAGCACCGCGTCCGATAGAAACAATAGGATCTTCAATGGCAATAGTGGTAACATTCACATAAGCAAGGTTTCCATTGACTGTGAGGTCACCACCAATCACGGCCGAGCCAGAAACTTCTAATTCACCGGCGTTGATCTTGCCAGCAGTGGAAATATTACCAGCATCAATGTTGCCACTGAACGTAGCAGTAGCGCCTGCTACTGTGCCCGCAGTAGTTAGATTACCACCCGTGATGTTACCAACAGCATCGATAGTGCTGGAGGCCGTTACGGTGGCAGTGGTTACATCACCGGCTGTGACCAAGTTACCACCCGTGATGTTACCAACAGCATCGATAGTGCTGGAGGCCGTTACGGTGGCAGTGGTTACATCACCGGCTGTGACCAAGTTGCCGCCAACAACGTTACCTGTGGCTGTCACAGTGGCAGTGGTTACATCACCGGCTGTGACCAAGTTACCACCCGTGATGTTACCAACAGCATCGATAGTGCTGGATGCTGTCACAGTGGCAGTGGTTACATCACCAGCAGTGACCAAATTGCCACCCGTGATATTACCAACAGCATCGATAGTGCTGGAAGCAGTCACAGTGGCAGTGGTTACATCACCTGCCGTGACAAGATTTCCACCTGTGATGTTGCCTGTGGCATCAATGGTGCTGGATGCAGTCACGGTAGCAGTTGTGACATCACCGGCTGTGACCAAGTTACCACCCGTGATGTTACCAACAGCATCGATAGTGCTGGAAGCTGTCACAGTGGCAGTGGTGACATCGCCGGCTGTGACCAAGTTGCCACCTGTGATGTTGCCAACAGCATCGATAGTGCTGGATGCTGTCACAGTGGCAGTGGTTACATCACCTGCCGTGACAAGATTTCCACCTGTGACGTTGCCAACAGCATCAATAGTGCTGGAAGCTGTCACAGTGGCAGTGGTGACATCACCTGCCGTGACAAGATTTCCACCTGTGACATTACCAACAGCATCAATAGTGCTGGAAGCAGTCACAGTGGCTGTGGTTACATCACCAGCAGTGACCAAGTTGCCGCCCGTGACGTTGCCAACAGCATCAATAGTGCTGGAAGCTGTCACAGTGGCAGTGGTGACATCGCCGGCTGTGACCAAGTTGCCACCCGTGACATTACCAACCGCATCAATTGTGCTGGAAGCTGTCACGGTAGCAGTGGTTACATCGCCTGCAGTGACAAGATTTCCACCTGTGACATTGCCTGTGGCATCCACAGCACCTGCTGTGGTAATGTTGCCGCCGGCGACGTTGCCTGTGGCTGTCACAGTGGTATCACTTGTGATATCTGTGGCTGTGAGGCTGCCTTCGATGTCAATGTTGCCAACGATGGTGCCGTCAAATACTAGATTACCGGAAATATCCACGTTGCCAGTAAAGACGCCGTTCACAGCATCTATATCCAGCACCTGCATACTTGCATAGCTGTTGATCGTGATAGTAGAATTGGTTACTTCGCTGGTGGTAAACGCAGCAGCAAATTTGTCAGTGCTTTCGTCCCAAACAAACGCGATATTGTCTTCGTTTCCGCGTTTGCCAATAAAACCTATATCAAGGGCCGGACTGCCAGTCTGATCTCTGGCAAGCAGTATCAGCGGATCCTCGACCACAAGGTCGATGGTATCAATGGCAGTGACTTCACCTTGCACAGTAAGGTTGCCTGTGATGGTAAGATCGCTACCATAGGTAAGATTATTGGCGATCTTGGTACTGGTAATGGTGAAATCAGCCAGTTTGGTATTGGCCAATATGGTACCATCAGTGATCTGGTTATTCTTTATTCGTGTAACAGCCATGCGTTTTCTCCGGTCAAAGACTATCTAGGATATTTATGCAGGTTGGAATTTTTCTCTCTCTGTGGATAGAATATTGGCAGTCGAGGGAATCGCTGATCCAAACGATTGTAGATCAGCTTGCAATGCGTGTGTCAGGCCGGTGCGATCAGCACCATATCCTGCCAGGAATCGTAGGATATTTATGCAAAGATCAAGATCTTGAAATCTAGCACGAAATTTTCGTACCTGGCTAGTTGTCAAACCCAGTGAAGTTGATCCATCCTGCTCCAGTATATCCCTGGAACACATTGCCGGTCAACACCACCATTCCGGCTGCAGGAACAGGAATAGCAGAATCTCTAACCGTGGCATTGGCATACTGAGCCACCTGCAAAAAACCGCCAATCACGTTGGCTGTGACTGTGCCAGCCTGTATATTACCGGTCAATGCGAGACCTTCAGCAGAAAATACTGCCAAGGTATTGCCATTGATTGAAACATCAAGGTTGCCATCAACTCCGTCAAATTCCACAGCACTGTTGCCAGACTGTATGGCATCTGACACTATTTCTGCGTTGGCATCTAACACTGCTGGAGTCACCCCGTCAGCTGTCAGAAAAGATATCACGTTGCCCGTGATATTTTTGATCAGGATATTGCCCAGTGTCAGGGTCGAGCCCGATAGATAGAGGTCGCTCCAGCGATTGGCCGCGGTGCCAAGACTGTACACATTGGCTACTGCAGGCACTAGGTTACCAGTAATTCCAACCGTGGGTGCATTTGACAGGGTTTCGACTCGTGCGTTTCCAGAAATGTTGGTTATCGCTGTGACCGTTGACATCCGCGAAACAAAGCGTACTTCAATGGTGTCTGATTCCAATGGTGCTTCTGCAAAAGTGATCTGATTGCCTGACACCGAATAAGCCACGTCTGGCAACTGCAGCACACCGTTGGTGTTGACTATGATACCAGTGCTGGTAGTGGTATAATCTAGATCAAATGTGACATTGGCCGCATCGCCGGTGATAACCTGCGATGCCAAATTAGAAAGATTTTCGCTGAGATCTAGCCAGGCCGATCCATTCCACAGTTCCAGTGTGGCCGAATCAGTATTGAATCTCACTGTGCCAGCACTGGGGTATACCGGTTGTTGTGCGGTATTTCCCGATGGCAATATCAAACCTGTGGTAGTGTCAATGACGGCTAGCCCCGGATCCTGGATTGACAACACAATGTTGGTACCCGAGTTGGCTGTGCCAATAGTTGTGTCTGTGAATGTGAGGTTACCAATGTTAGCAGTGTCAGCAACCATGATATTGGCAGTGAGCTCATTGGCTGTGATGTTGCCTGCGGCTTCAATATTTCCTGATGCCGTGATGTCAGTGGTGCTGATACTGTTGATGTTGAGATAATTGCCAGAAATGTTGCCCTGGACCGCGATCGAATCGCTGTTAATAGCAAGATTTACCAAAAGATTATCAGCTGACAGGTTGCCCTGGACCGTGAGAGCCTGATTGATGGTGACATTATCGGCCAGTCCAACAGTGACATTGTTTGTGGCCGTGACTTCGATAGCTGTTTGGTTGGCCACAGCCAAGAATGTTATGACATTACCATTGAATATCTGTTGGGTGTTAGCACCATCCGAGATAACGATATTGACATTGCTAACGACATTATCTACATAGTTTTTGGTAGCTGAATCCTGAGGTGCCAGTGGATCTTGCAGATTATTGATCCAGATCAATCCTGCGTCGATGTTGCCCTGCTCGTACACCGTGACATTGCCCACACGGAGATTGCCTTCGATGTCAAAATCTTCTTGAGGCGAACTGGTCAGGATACCCACGCGATCGTTGCTGATGTCAAAATAAATGAGATTTCCTTGCACAGCAAGGTTGGCACCGCGACGGAGATCGTCGGCAAGAATGTTACCGGAAATTCGATTTATGGCCATTGCGTATCCTGTTTGGGATATTTATGGCTAGGTTTCAGCGTGGATTACTGAGATTGGCTCGCTCGTGGGCGGTGCTGAAGTAAATGTGATGTCAAAACCACCGTCCACGGTATAGGCAGTGGTGGGGTCTTGATAGATTGATCCTACAAAAACAATGATCTGCTTTTCTTGGCTTTCTGATTTTGACATAGTAAACGTCACTGTGGATCCATCGCCAGTGAAACTGTCCACAGTGTAGACCACAGCACCGGCTTCGGTGATGGGCTTGAATTGCGACCCATTGAAAAACTCCAGCTTGGCAATATCGGTGTTGTAACGGAACTGGCCAAATACCGGAGATTCAGGACGACTTGCTGTGGGTCCACCTGGAACTACCACAGAACTGCTGCCGCTTTCAAGCTCTCGATTTTTTACAAAATTGCCCACGCTAGATACCGATTGAACTCACAGTGACCGTGACCGCATCTGCGGTGTTGACCTGTACTTCGATCTCGTCGCCGTTGTCAAGAATGAGTTTTTCTGCGCTCATCACATAGGTATCGTTGGCTGTAATCTCTAGCTGACTGAGTATGATGTTGTCAAGACTGCCAGCACTGCTGTCATCATTGTTGACAGCATATACGTCTATGATCGCTGATCCACTGCTGTGATTACAGAAATACATCACCGTGATTGCGGTCTGCCCACTGGAAGTAAAAACTGATGTCAGTGCCGTGGATGTCAGGCGTGTGTTGTTGATTGCCATATTCTTTCCTTAGAAAATAATGCCAAAAACTATGGCTTTGCTGCGGCTGCAAAGTTCGTCATCTACTGTGTCTGACCTGACATAGACTCCGGTGCCGCCACTGCTGACCGTAGAATTGTAAAGGCTGGCACTGTTGGCCGTGGACGCAGGAGCTGATCCTATGTTGCCAAAGATGTAGTGTCCTTGATGGTACACACTGCTATTGCCGGAATTCCACACAAAATCAGCGGATCCACCAAACACATTGCCGGTGTCATGGAACTGTATGCTGGCGAGAGGGCCGCCCACAGATCCAGCTGTGGCAGTGCCAATGGCCTGGTAGCTGGTGATAGCTGATCCATTGGCGGTCACTGATGGGCTGATTTCCCAGTTGGCAGTGGCATTGTTGAATCGCAGTGCAGCAAATGTGTTGGCCGAGGTCTGTGACACGATGCCCTGTTCTGTGAACAAAGCTACCGCGGTGTTGGCTCCGGCATTGTTGGCAGCGATGGTAATGAAAGGATCATCAACAAACAGTTCTGTGGTCACAACATTTGCAACATCGCCGAACACCAGGAGATTTCCATTGATTTCAAACGTGTGGCAGTCCACGGTGACACGGTCATTGTTGACCGCTGTTATACGGTAATCATCGTTGATTCTTTTGTGCGTGGTCATTGATCGGAGTCCAAGATCATTTATTTATCAGTCGTAAAAATCTGGCCATCGTCATCCTTTCGTGATTGCGCACGCGATGGAATTCAGCGATGTCAGCTGTGGTATCCCCGGCCACGTGTATGAATCGACTGTCTGGGTGATCCTGCATGATCTGTGTGAGCTGTCGTACCCAATTGCCCGTAAATGTGGGAGCTGCTCCCAATGGTTTGTAGTTCACTGACCCTGCATAGACATTGTTGAATCTGCCAACCGGATCTGGAGCCATGTCAAACCCAATGAGATAGACCTGATCCGCACCGTCGCGAGCGGCTAGACCAGCAGCGATAGGACCAGAACTGAATCCGTAGTATTTCTGAGGCACCGGCAGCCCACCAAATTCGGAGCGAGGACGACGCGTGTAAAATCTATGATCTCTGCTGTAGCCCGACTGTTCGATTTCAGCGGCCATGGGCTGATCAGTGGCCACCAATACCGTGACTGCATGATCTCGATAGATAGCATTACAACCATACACAGCTCCTAGCTGCAGCAATCGCTCCACTGACACATCCCGTCGGCTCACGCCATTACCCAACACATATGCGGCCATAAAAAATCCTCCCTGTAGTTAGCAGGGAGGATACCGATGCAGCAAAGATTATGGCTGTGGCCAGCCTTCTACCTTGGCTAGATTGATGGTACCGTTGTTGGCAGCACCTGACTTGATGGCTGTTTCGCCGTCTACGCCTGAAAAGAAATTCAAGAACCACTGATCACCGCTGAAGTCTACACCAAACTTGTTGGTGAGCTTGGTGAGCCGTATCAGGCTGGAACCATCAGTGTCCACGCTGATGGTCATGTTGCCTGCGCTGACACTGGAATCTGCTTGATCAGCCAGTACACACACGCCCACATTGCCCGAAGTGTCCTGGACTAGATATTTGCGAGAACCTTTTTGGCGTAGGATAAACCCATCGTCTTCGCTTTCACCAGCGATGTGCACGCGCACTCGAAGCACAGGATTTTTCTTGCTGGGGCCGGCTGCGGCTGTGCCATCTGACTGGATCTGGCCGCCGACCACACCGTAGAACTCGTCCGAGTCCACACCTGCAGGTGTGACTGGATTGGTGAGTGAGGATACCACAGGATTGCTGATGTCACGGCCAACACCACTGGCAGTGAGAAGTTTTGCTATTTTGAGAGGACGTCCCATTTGTTTTCTCCTTCAAAGAAGTCCGATCGAGGTTCTAGCTCGTACGCGGTGGGTCAGCGCCGCATAAAACACAGGGTGTGTTACAAGTACTTATCCCTGATGCTGTGTATCCGGTGCTTGAGCACAGCGGTCACCGTGCCAGCGGGGGTAGGTGTTGACCGCTATCATCTGGTCACAGTGGGGGCAGAGTATCTTGGGTTTGATCTTACCTCGATTAGCTTCACCACGGCGTTGCTTTTCTTCTTCGCTCTGTTTACGGCCACGGATCCGATCTCCGATCTTGCGCCGTGTTTCGTCAGAAACTTCTACACCGTAGCGATTGTTCTTCTCTCCGCGTTTGCTTTCTGACATCTTGGCACGCCACTCTTCACCAAACGGGGCACGCTTACGTCCTGTTTGTGCAGCCACTTGTCGTGCTATCTGTTCTTCTGTGAGTTTCTTGCCTGTGTTCTTTTCTCTGATCGCTTGGCGTGCTTCTTCAGTGTGTGTTTTGCCCCACATTGGATTGTTTTCACCCCGTATGCGTTTGCTTTGTAGTCGCGAGTATTCTTGTTTGATGCTTTCATAAACACGGCTCGTTATTGCAGTTTCATATCGGTGTTGCCCGTGTTTTTCTGCTCGCATCATTCGCAAGGCGTTAAGCATCTTGTAATGATCTTCGCCGGTGGTCATTTTGACCAAGAGCCAGTGGCATATGAAGTGTTCACGAGCAGTAAGTTCAACAAGATTATGGGCGTCATCCGTGCCACCAAGACTGCGTGGCTGGATGTGATGTGTTTCGGTATAGGTATCGATGATGCGAAAACGAGCACATTCAATGATTTGATTATACCAACGAGTGTATTTGTTCATAATGTTATTTATGTAAGTTAGCACAAAATAAACATTATGTCAACAAAAAACCCCACCGAAGTGAGGTTTTTTGATATTCGAAACAACCGATTGTTGATCAGCTGAACGAAAGATTTTGGACCGCGATTTCACCAACATAGTCGCCCGCATTACCGAACGAACTTGCAGTGTTTGTCAATTCTATGTATCCGTACCTCGTCATAAAGCTGACCACTGGTTCGAACGTTGTGGGATCAAGCACAACACCTGAACTCATCAAGGGAATGTAGGGGCAGTAGAACGCTGCAGCATCTGCCTCACTTGAACCTTTGTAGCCCACCAACACAGGTGTCGTGTCAGAAGCATAAGAGTCAACAAACACACGCATGGCGCCGTTCAAGGTACCAACAAACTTGGTGTTTGTGGGAGCTTCAAAGGTGCCTTCGGTGGTTCTGGCAAAGGCCGAAGTTGTGGCGCTCTGCAGCACAGTGAGTGACGCAGGCGATACCACAGCCCAGTTACCTGCACCGCGACGTGTACGCTGAGCAATCAAGTTGGCCACACGATTGATCAGCACAGCAAGAGCAGCATGCTCATCACCCACGAATGTGGCAGTACCCGAAACCGTTGCTTGGTTGTAGGTGAACTCAGTAGAGGCCAAGCTGCGGAGGCTCAAGAGGATCTCTTGATCGATCTCAGCTGTGATCTCTTGTGCAAGAGCTGCCATGATTTCTGCTTCAACGTCAATGCCGTGCATGGCCTGTGCGTCTTGAGCAGCTTCAAATGTCCAGCGAGCTTGCAGCTTACGAGTTTTGGCTTCCACGGCCTGCTTGAGGATCTGCACGGAAATGTTGCGTCCGCCTGCACCCTCGAGTGTAGCTGTGTTGGCACCACCGTAGGTGCTTTGTGTGGCACCCACACCACCGGAATATGCCTGCGCGATCTTGAAGGGGCTCAGAGCCTCTTCACCGGCCACAGTGCTGGTAGCAGCAGCAGATGAGTCGGTCATGGTAGTGGCATACCGCACACGCAGGGTGTGGATCTGTCCAACCGGACCTGTCATGGGCTGAACACCAACAATTTCGTTGGCGATCACAGTGGGCATGACTCGCCGTATCACGGGCAGAATCACACGGTTAAGCGTTGCGATATTACCAGAAGCGGTACTACCAGCAGAAGCGTTTTCTTTGAGGTACCGTTTGGTATTCTCAAGGATAACACCCATGGTGTTGCGGCGGGAGCCTTTGAGCCCTTCCATAAGGGCATCTTTGGTCTCGTCCCAACGGCTTTCAAGAAGTTCTTGTGACATTACTGTCTCCTTTTCTTTCTTTCTTAAAGACCAGCCAGGCGTTTGAGTTCGATGACATTGCTGCCTTCTCTTTCTTGCGCGGCTGGCACGGTTTTATCACCGGTTACTTCACGAACACTTTCACTGATCACCCTACGAGCTTTCGGCGAACGGTCAGCAAGCACTGCCGGTAGATACTTTTCATACGCGTTCTTGAGACGAGAGGTCTGAACGCTTTCCAAAAGATCTTGCATGACCTGACGTTTTTCCTCGTTGAGGGGTGCCAGTAGCTCTTCCATCGTGGCTTGACGCTCGTTGGTTTCGCGTATCATTTTGATCTCATGATCCTTGCTCTTGACCACTGCCTTGGCTTCGGTCAAGATGTTTGCTGCTTTTTGGAGCTGTTGATTTTGTTCAGTCACAGTCTTACGCAAACTTCGAATCACATCATTCTCGTTGAGATGCGTGTTTGCAAATTCTGCTGCATAGGCTTCAAAAATCTTGCGTCCAAAATTATTTTCACGGGCCGCTTGAATGTCTTCGCGCAACTGTGAAAGTTCTTGCTTGAGATGCCGGGTAACAGCCGAACCCATCTTGGCCGCACTTTCTTTTACGAAACGTGCTTTGAGAGATTCCAGCTTGCTGCGGGCTTCGCTGACCAAACGCACTCGTGTTTCCACTAATTCGCGCTTGTCTTGGGCAAAATCCGTGATCTCTTCGGCCAGGGCCTTGACAACAAATTTTTCCAACTTAGAGATGGCTTCGTTGTGTTGTCTACGATCCTTGCGCAGTTCTCCCAATTCTTCGGCCAACTTTGAAATCATGAAATCGTCAAATTTCTTGGCGCTTTCTTTCATAGTTGACTGGAATCGGACTCGATCTTTGGTCAATGCCTGTTTTTCTTCGGCAATGCCCTGGATTTCACCTGCGAGACCTTCTGTTACCATGCGATCTAGGGCTTCTACCATAACTGATTTGTCGTGCTCATAGCGTTGTGCGAACTCCTCACGGAGCTCGGCACGAACCTGTTCACGTGCTTCGGTCAGTCGGGCTTCCCATGCTTCGTTGAGTTCCTGACTGACGTCTTCGTTGATTAGGCCACTATCGAGCAATGGTTTGATAGCATCTAACATGCGTTTCTCCTAAATCTTGAGATCTTTGATCAGACGAACTACTTCGCTTTTCAAATATCTCTGTACCTTGTTGTCCGAACCAGCTTCCTTGGCTATCCCTAGCACTCTATGACCATATCTCATGTTGATGAGACCTTCATAGATGGCTTTTGGATATGCGTTTGGCGCACTAGGTTGGGCAACCACATCAACAGTGACGATTTCAAAGTCACTGACGTGTCCGTTTGCTTCGTTGACGTTGCCCGAGCCACGGCTTGAGACGCCAAGTTTCACACCGCTTTCCAGCATGGTGCGCACCAAATTACCCATTGGTGTTGGGAGTATCTTGAGTTTTCCAAATCCGTTGGGCCCGTCCATCCACATCTCTGTGATCATATGGCTGACACGATCAAGGTTGATTTTTAGATCATCTGGATGATCTACTTCGCCAAGCACGCTGTGCCCTGTGGTGATCTGTTCGTTGAGCTGTTTGACAGCTTCCTCGATTTCACCAACAGGATACACACGTTCATTGGCATTTTTCACACCACCCTGGATGCAGATGCCTTTCATGTAGAGATCCTTGCCTTCGACGCCTTCCACTATCATGCGTGCAGCGTCAAAGGTGAGATGTTCTTTTAGGTAAAGAGCCATTTACGAATCTTCAATTGATGGGAGATTTAGTGTTCACGCCAGATGCCTGGGTAGTGACTGCCCGAGGTGCAGCTTTCACATCTGGCTGCGTGGTACCGCCCATGTCTTGTGCCTTGGGTGCAGAGCGACCTTTTTCTTCGCCTGATGGAGCTGCCACGGGTTTGGCCATAGCGCCTTTGGCACCAGAATTAGCAGCTACCACACTTTTTTTGTTGATGCTGCCTTCTTCCGAAGTGGTGGGTTTTGGAGCTGCTTTGAGATCCACGTTTTCCATCATACCTTCGGTTTCAAGCTCGTCATCGACTACCTCTTCGCTGTCCATGCCCATGCCCATTTCGCTGTCCATGTCCATGTCCATGTCCATGTCGTCGGATTCAGCACCATTACCGCTCATGAGTTCTTCAAACTCTGCCATGAGTTCATCCAGTTGATCTTCAAGATCAACTACACGATCTTCGAGGTCTTCTTTGCTATCCATGTCCATTTCCATGTCTGTGTCCATGTCTGTGTCCATGTCGCTGTCAACCATGTCGAGCTCTTCGTCATCGTCTTCGGCTTCCATGCTGATTCCGGTTTCGTCGGCTTCGATGTCATCGATGAGATCGTCGGCTGCATCGCCACCTAGTTCGTGCATGCCTTCCTGCATCTTGTCAGTTTTGCTATCGCCAGCTTTTTCAGCCCGCTTGTCTTTTTGTTCTGTGCTTGCGCCGTCTTCTAGCTCGTCTTCTTCGTCCATGATCTCTTCATAGATCTGGCGACTTTTTTCTACCACGATCTCGTGAAACAGTTCACGGGCCTTGGCGTCTTCGTCGTTTATGACGTACTCGATGAGTTGTTCAAACTTGTTCATTGTGATCCTCCAAAAGTAATGGCTCTAGGTTTATTTAAGAATATGCTGATATAACTCCAGTTTAACGCAGGAATTATGGTATAAAAACCTATATTATGTAATTTTTTTGTAATATGTGCCTAGACCAATGGCTGGGCAGGCGGGGCATACTGGCGCTGTATTTTTTCCAGCTTTTCAGTGTGTTCTATTGATCTCACATCGTTGAGCTGTCGCAATCGATTGATCTGCAGCAGCGTGAGCTTGGTCTTGCGTAGATCTCCCAACCTAGGCTGGCTGTTGTCTTGTGCCAAATCTTGGTAGCCCTGTGGCAACGATTGATATATCTCGTGCAGTATCATAGTGTTATTTATCAGCTACCAGGAGTTGCAGCTGGTGCTGCAGCGCCAGCTGCGGGTTGCTGCCCGGGCGCTGCAGGGCCAGCTCCAATTTCGCCAGTGGTGAGATCTGTGGGTGCAGACAGTTCCTGTCCGGTTTCAAGATCAGAGGCGATGTCACCAGGCATGATACCAACTCCCCGCAGATCTGTTCCTTGAGCCGCCGGTGCGGTGATCTCACCGCGCTCCTCGTGCCACATTTCATCGTTTTCACGCATTTCTTGTTCAGTGAGACCAAGATAGCGTTTGAGCAAGAAACGCTTGCTGAGATACGGGGTTTGTTCTAGAGCAGTAAAAGAACTGACACGTGTGGTGTCAAGCTCGGCTTCGCGATAGCTGGCAAAATTCTGCGGCGGATTGAAGGCCAAACTGAACACACCCGAATCAATGTTGATGCCACGCCATTTCATGAACATCTTGAATTCGTCGTCGAGCTTGCTGACCACAAGACGCTGCAGCCGTTCGCAGTACTGGTTGAATCGATATTCTTGTATCAGGGCTGTGCCAACTCGGCCGTCTGACAAGGGACGATCGGAATCATCAGGACCAGTAGGCAGATAAGAACTGGGCACACGAAGGCCGCGACACATCTTGTTATTGAAATATTTCAGATCATCAATCTCGCCGAGATTTGACCCGCCAGGCAAGGTTTCCACCGACGACCCACGGCCGTCTGCGGTTTGTGGGAAAAAGTAATCTTCGTTGATGGAGAGCGGATTATAGCTGGAGTCCATGATGTTGGTGCCGCCGCCGGTGTTTGATGGTATACGACGCTGATGTATTTCGTTTTTCACCCGCTCCACGAACTGCATGGCCATGTGCGAAGGCATGTTACCCACGTCAATCTTGAACACTCTGCGCTCAGGAGCGCGACTCACTCGATAGATCAGCACAGAATCTTCAAGTAATTCTTTCTGTTTGAACACTTTGAATATGGTTTCTAACACACTCATCCCAAAAGGCCAGTAAAAGTCCAGACCTTCGGTGAGACTGAGATGTACCACGTGCTCGGCATCAATCACTGATTCGTTCATGGCTGCAGCAAATCGACTTTGTCCTGTGCCCGCACCGCCGGCACCGGCCGAAGGCACGGTGTAATTGTAAGGAGCTACGTAGCCCGAACTGGGTGGGTTGGATTGATAATCAGTGGTAGTTTTGGCTGCCACTGTGAGATTCTGGAAATTGGGATTGATGTCACGGATCACATACTGCTCGGGCCTCTTGCCTTCGCTTTCGTTGACTATGACCCTGGCCACTTTGGTCATGTCTACCCAGTACAGCTCAAAGGTTTCCGGATCTCTCACAAACACCTGATCGCCGTACTTGATGGTGTTGCGGAAAATCTTGAACATCCGCTGATCCAATCGATTCAACTTGATCCATTGCTGGAGCTGTTGATCAATGATGCGGCTTTCGTTGTCTGTGGGATTTTCATGATAATTGATCTGGAAAGGCAGGGGGTTGCTGGCGCTTGCAACCTGTGTGGAAAATTCCGCCAAGATGTCCAGACAGGCATTGATTTCCGAATCCATGTCCATCTGTTCGTATTGATTGTAGCGCTCGACCCGATTGGGGTGGCCAGTGTAGACTTCAGGCAAGCGGCTGGCATAGTTTCTGTAGGCTATATCAGCATGACTCCGAGCAGTACCTTGCCCGTCGTTGCGCCCGTATCCAGGCATGCCATCATTGTATCTACCCGACAAGGGACTGAGCTGACCCGAAGTATCAGCCACTTTGAAATATTTTTTCCAGGCCATAGTCAGCTATTTATCGCTAGGCCTGCGACACTTGCAGCATTTTACTGGATATAGAGTTTTGATTGCGCATGGCTGTGACCAGCTCGTCGAGTCGGCTGATCTGCTGATTCAGCAGGTCTGCCTGCTGTTCAAATCCTCGGCTGAAATCCGGCATCTGTACCGGCACTGATCGATTGTCTGCCAACGGTATCACGGCTTCTGTGCCGTGCAGCATGGCTTGGTACCCTGATTTAGGACCTGTGGCTATGCCGCCTCGCTGGAATTCAGGAATTTCAACATGAAAATGTGGACCAGTCGCTCCTGGGCTGGGGTTGGCATATTCGTCATCGACACTGCTGGCGCCCATGCTTTTGATCTGTGCTACAATGTCTTTGGCAGTGGCTGGATCATATTTGCCAACCGTGAAATCCAAGGCCATTCCTTGAACATGTTGGCTGCCAGATCGCTCTCTTCGATGATAATTATCGTTGAATGCAGTGAAACGACCAAAGCCTGGAATTTCCGATTGTATTTTTTTAGCCAGATCAATCAGCTTTGGACTGATCCTTGCCTGTTCTTCTTGCACGTCGCCTTGTTTGAGATTCAGTCCTAGCCCCACAAGATCTTCTTGACTGGCATAACCCCCAGAACCAGGGACCTGGGGGCCTAGACCAAGAAAACCCGGTTTCAGCAGTCCTGATTTGGGTTTGTTTGCATCGGGCGACCCTGTGGGCGAATCTTCCTGCTCTGGAGAAGGAGTGATTCCAGAAATCATTGCATCTTGGGCCACTTGATCTTTAGTTCGTTGTTCGTGTTCTTGTTGAGCACGTGCGTGTTGTTCTACTCGCCGTTCTCGAGAACCACGCAATTCCAAGCCCAATTTATCAGCTACAAAATCAATGGCCTCGTCCAATGTCTTGGTAAATGCTTCCACAGCTGGTGCCGCATCACGGGTCAGCGAAAATCCAAACTCCGTCAGCGTGTTGGCTATCTTGTCCATGCCGATACGAGCTTCAACGGTTTTTTTGGTGAGTTCGTCGGCGTTTTCGGTTTGTTCTACTTGCCCTGTTCGCAGTTTCTTGATCTGTTCATCAAGTCCATTGAGACTCAGTACACCAAAATCTGATGCTGAAGCCAAATCACCAATTACGGAGGTCAAATCAGTTACTTGCTGCAGTTTTTCAAAATTTTCTGTGCCTTTTTGTACGGCTGCAGACGCTGCTGCAAAAACTTGACCTATGTCTTCACCAGCCAACGCTCTCCGAGCGATGTCCTGGATTTCGCCACCGGTTAGTGTATATAATTGTTTAGCAGCTTCCGAAGTTATCATGCCGTTGGCAGCAATGATGTCGCGAAAACCTTGTCCCACTGGTCCTGATGCTTCCGATATTGCGGCCTGCAAGAGATTGAGATCTTTTGCGAGCTCGTCTTGCCCGGTACGTGCCAATTCGTTCATCTTGGCACGGAATCGTGGTTCGCTCAAGGCCGCTTCCTGGGCCTGCTGCATTGCTTTGCGGTTGGTTCCGGTGAGCTTGGATAAAATATCTAATTCTCTAGCATACTGAGCTGTGCCCTGTGACAATTCTGCCTGTGATTTACGTTGCGCCAGTCCCAGTCGTGTCTGCTGAGAAACAAAAGCTGCTGCTGTTTCTCCAATGGCGTCGGCGTTGAACCCCAGCAGTCGCAGTTGTTCTCCAGCTTCGCTGCGCTGCAACTCTCCTACAAAGTTGGCAAATCGTGTGGTTCCGGTGCCAACAGTGCCGCCAAATCGCGCTAGAGTGGCAGCATTGGCAATGACTGTGCTTTTGAATCCTTCCATGGTCATCCTGCTGGCAAGAAACTGCTCTTGTACACCGCTCATGCCCTCAGTGGTCAGTGCTCCTACAGCGCTCAGGTCTTCAAAAATTTCCACAGTTTTCTGCAGATTAGCCACGGCGAATTTTGCAGCTTCACCAAAGCCACGTGCAGCGGCCCCCAGTATACCGCCAAACAGCGGAACAGCCTGAGCAAGATTGGCGATGGCATTGGTCACTGAATCTACTACGGGATTCAGTGCTGTAAAACTGCGATTGCCGTTGGTGAGCCCAACTGCGAACTGTGTGGTAGACATGCCCACATTGGCCAGGCCCGATAGGGCCTGATTGACAAGCACAACGCGATTAGCAAATGTTTCGCTCTTGTCTGACATCTCCCACATTTGTTTGCTGAATGTGTTGACACTGCGTGATTGAGTAGTTCGCCAACGCTGATCGTCCAAGGTGCGGCGTTGTTCGCGATTCATCGCTGATTCAGCAGCCTTGTCTAACTGGGAATCAGACTCTTGCACAGATTTGGTGTGAGCATCCAGGCTTTTGGTGGCTCGATCTACGTCTTTGATAAAGTTTTCTACGCTGTTGGACTGCCGGCGTGAATTTTTTGCAGCCTCACTAGAACTTTTTGCTAGCTGACCTATGGCCACTACCAGTCGTTGATCATTGATCTTGAGACCGCTAGCAGACAGGCGCAACAACGCCTCGGTCATAGACCGCAGTTCCTCCTGCATGTCACGTAACAATTGCTCTTCCATGGTTTTCTATGTAGATAAATATCTCATCACAAGTATTTACCTACTGGAAAATCCATGGAAATCAACCCACTCAAACAGTACTTTAGACAGCCTGCGATCTATGTTCGCTTGCCCAGCAACGGCGATTTTTATCCTGCTGGGGCCATAGAACGCACACCCAACGGCGAGTATCCTGTGTTGCCCATGACCACCATCGACGAGATCACATACCGTACTCCCGATGCTTTGTTCAATGGTAACGCAGTGACATCAGTGATACAAAGCTGCATGCCCAATATCAAAAACGCATGGGTGATACCCAGCATCGATGTAGACACCATATTGGTGGCCATACGTGTGGCCAGCTATGGGCATGCCATGTCAGTGAGCACCCAGTGTCCGTCCTGCCAAAACACCGATGACTACGAAGTGGATCTGCGCACCGTGATGGATCAGATCCAGGCGCCCGACTACCAGAGCAATCTCACTGTTGGTGATCTTGAAATTTGGTTTGCGCCCATGAGCTATCAGCAGATGAGCACCAACGCCATGACTCAGTTTGAAGAGCAAAAGACCATACAACTGCTCCAGGATTCGGATGCACCCGATGATCAAAAATTGGTGGAGCTCAATGCCATGCTGAAGAAAATCACCACAGCCACTGTGAAATCATTGGCACAGAGCATACAGCTGGTCAAGGCTCCCACAGCACAGGTCACAGATCAGGATCAGATCTACGAATGGTTGATCAACTGCGATCGCAGCATTTTCAATCGCATCAGAGATCGTGTGTTGGAACTCAAGGCCACCAGTGAACTGCAACCGTTGAGCATCAACTGTAGATCCTGCCAGAAATCCTACCAACAAATGATGACCTTGGACATGTCAAATTTTTTCGTGGACGCCTCCTAACCCTCGACGCGGCAGAGATAGCCACTATGATTGATTCGATGGAAAAGGAGGCCAATGCTATCCGGTCAGACGCATTGTCCATGTGCTGGTACATGCGGGGAGGTTTGACCTATAGTGAAGCTCTGCAGCTCAGCGAGCAGGAGCGACGGGCCATTGGTGTTCTGGTCAAAGAACACATTGAAACTACCAAAAAAACCGGGCTTCCCTGGTTTTGATCATCATGGATCAAGAACAAGCTGTCAGAGACGTGACCAACTGGATAACTGGATTTGTGGAAAAGCCCAATCCGCTCTTGAACGGTTGGGCTCCGTGTCCCTATGCCCGAGCTGCGCGGATGCAGAACAAAATCCGCATCGACATTGGTGTGGCTCCCTGGCTGGATATCAGACAGCTGAGTTGGCATGGAATGGCAGATCTCGATGTGATTGTGAAAATCTACGATCCTCAACAGTGGCCGTTGCAAAGATTCCGCAGCGAGTGGCAGTCAGCACAGACCGAATTCTTCACGCCCCGGGGTCTGTTGTGCTTGGAAGACCATCCCGCGGATCCAGAAATGGTCAACGGCGTTGTGATGAATCAAGGCACCTGGGCCCTGTTGCTGCTGCAGCACAAGACCAAGTTGGAAGAAGCAGCGGCACAGTTGGCAGCACGAGGCTATTATCAAGGCTGGCCCGATGACTATCTGGTTTCGGTATTTCACGGGCGTGAAGATCCTAGATCATGAGCTGGCAATTTGGACGCATCGATCTCGCTGCCACCCACTATGCCATAGAGCTGGACTATGAAGTGCTGGATCCTGTGCCAGTGAACGATGTGCTGCGCGTGTATCGTGACTACTGTGCTCACAAGCATTTCCGTAGCGTGATGCCCATGCTGCCTGGCAGATTGAGATCCCAGGGCACTGAAATCATCGGTTATCGAAATCAAGACAAGCTGTGTGCCTGGAGCATGTATCGCATCTGGGACAGCGAAAATCTTCTCAGCGATCACCATGCCTGGGACTATCGCAATCCCCGACTGAGACTGGGCATACGCAGTCTCGAAAACGAGTGCGCGATCTATCGTGATCGCGGTTATCGATTCATGTATTTTGAATCGGTGGAACCCTACATGCTGGATCTCGAGGGTTTTGAAACGCTAGGACCACTACAATAATGGCAGATTTATACACAATATGGGCAGACAAAGAAGGCGACATCACTGATCTAGAGTGGGTCACGAACATGCGCGAGTTTTTTGATCACTTGGTCAGCGAAGGTCGCATGGACACCTACAGGATCACCAGATGTAAACTGGGATTCCGATCCATCGCAGACATGCCCGAATTCATGATAATCATGGAGTTCCGAGACATGGCTCAGATGGACTCGGCATTCCAACGAGTGGCACCCTTAGAAGGTGAACTCGAAACCAAGCACCGGAGTTTCAATCAGTTTGTCAGTGGTAACATACAACATGCACTGTTCAGAGATTATCCGGATCAGTTCTAGATCTACTGCGTAGATCTGTTTCTTTCGCTGTGCTCAGAAACTATTTCTTTTTTCTAGTATCATCCAGATTCTTTGGTCATACTTGCCCGTTGTCACGGGCAAGTGATGGTGCATCATCCGAGTTCGAATGGCCATCTTGCGTGGGGAGATTTGTAACTGTAAGTTACAACGGAGGCGGTTGTGCTGTACCCCCTACTCCGGCCTTGACTCACAACGGAACGCGATCAATCCCACGCAAGCGAAATCATCCGCGCCAGGGTTGTGTCTTTTTCACAGAGCCCTGATCTTTCTAGCCTAAGTTAGCTATTGCCTTTGACGCCCAAGTTCCGGCAGCGGGAAGATCCGCAACCTCAATGGGGCTGGGTCATTGCACCCAGCACAGAGTCGTTAAGCTGCCTTACAGAGAGTTCGGACGGTGTCAGAATTGAGCTCCCAGAACAGATCATGCTGCATGATCATCCAGTGCCCGTTGATGCCTGCGGTGTAGTTGAAGTGCCTGGTGAATACGAGGTTGGTGGTGTTTGGCTGTGCCTGGACTGCTATGTAGGTGCCTTTGCGATTGAATTTCATGAAGATGATGTTGAAGTCACCGGGATCTGCAGCGTCCGCACACTGTTGGATCCAGCTGTCCAAGATTTTGATGGAGCCCGAAAACAGCTGATGGAATGGAAAATCTCGATAGCTCTTGCATTCGGCATTGAGCCGAGGAAAACTCTGCCCGGGAACAATGTCGCCCTTGAAGCTACGGATCTGGCCCTCGTGCAGGAACTGTTTACGCACAGTGTTCTTGCCGCCGGTGTAAGCGCCTGATCCTGGTGCCCGTATGAACTTCTCACCGTAGAGCTGGGTAAGGAAATCTGCAGTCTGTCGTTCAAATGTATTGCCTTTGGCTTTACTTGGGCTTGGCATAATGTTAATTAGTTTGTTTCCCAGCCCACAGCATAGTTTTCGTCAACCAATTGTGTTGAACATTTTTGAGCACACTCTACCCAGGTTTTGCTAGCATCACTCCAGCCCTGACTACACATATTCCAAAGAGGATCTGTCACAATTTCTTCTAGTGTTCGTGAACGCAAGTTCATTTGATTTCGATACTTTGCAAAAAAGCTGTCCTTCCATTGAATAGTTTTGTCTCCGTTAGACAGCGAGTGATAGGGAAAACTAGTCCATGAACACGGAAACACCACGCCTTCTGCATTTACATAGATGCCACGGTTGCCAATCTCACACAATGGCACAACAGGCTTGTCAATATACTTGGATTTGACCAACTGAAACATTTTTTTATTGTGTTCTAAATATTCTGTGTTTGGTTGTTGCCGTTGACTTAGTGTAATAGTTTGACGTTCGTATCTATCACTAGCTGATATCCACTCTGCACGTGGTTCTAGTGGGTCAGTTTCCCCTTGATATGCCTCTCCATATTTGCTACCAAATTTTGTGCTTTTTGTTAATTGCAGTTGATCAAACTCTAGCTTTCGAGCAAATTCAGTTATATTGTTGATATGATCCTGGTTAAATTTAAAAATAATCATGGCCCAATTCATAAAAATTTTATGATTGTTGTTGCGCAAGGTTTGCATGCCATTGACAATCGAATCCCAATTACTACCAATACGATATAAATTGTTACTAGCGTTATCATATCCATCAACACTAAAATTAATACTGTCGTATTCGTTAGCAACGCTGGCAAGTTGTTCCCACCAAGCAGTATTTCTGTTGCTACCGTTTGTGATAGTGAATATGTGAATCTTTGGGTTTACTTGTTTAATGTATTGATATATTTCGATGTAGTCACGACAGTAGATTGGATCACCAACATCGCCGCACATGGTGATACGACGAACATCGTTGACCAATCGTTCTGGGGTTAAAAAACTTTTAACAAAATCCAAATCCATGGTATAGTTTAACCATGATGTTGTTGGATGTTCAGTCCTTGGACATCTAGGGCATTGTAATGCACACACAGCACTGGGCTCTAGGTGCCAATGATAAAACTGCCAATTTATACCCATAAATCTACTCTCTTTAGTGAACGATCGTTTGCAATCTCTTTTACTTTTGTTGCAAACTCTTCAGTTGAAAACTTTGGCACGGCATGATGCCTGACCATTTTGGTATCAATTGGACCAGGATTAATAATTTTCATATCACATACTGCTTCGGATAACATAGCATCGTGCGCTAATTGTAACTGTTGCTTGTGCAATTTGTAAGGCCAGTAGTCAAATGAAGTTGCTACTGGACGATGTGATATTACTCGGCTGCCAATGGTAATAATTTTTTTAGCTGGATCATTTTTCCAACAATTAAAAAAGTAGTCTAACACTTTTAGTTGTCCGTGATCTGAATATGCACAATTAATTGCCATGTCATGATTGGTAAAAACACCGCCCCACTGGTCAACACAGTTGATATCATGTCCAGATTTTCTTGAAACCAATACAACATTATGATCGCTAAAAACTTTTTGCAAAGCAATAGCAAGTTCGTCGGAACCAGTAATTAACACATTCAATGGTGATCGCCTATATCTTTGATTTCAAATACCTGCGCTGGTTTATCAGCATAAAAAGCTTCGCACATGATTTTTAAAATTTCAAGTTCTTCACGTGCTCGCGTTACAGGATAGCCTAGATCAATACTGCGCTCGTGAACTTCAAGGCGTCTGCGCATGCGTTCTTTAAAAGTCAGCGTTGGATTGTTTAAATTAACCCAATTTCTACCATACAACCAGTCTTGCGTTTGGTCATCAACGGTCATTACCTTTAGATCTGGCCACTCAGGTATAATTTCTAATTGATCTTGCATTAGTTCTAGCTTGCTACCGTGATCTAGGCTACCAGTATACCCCCACCGTACAGTCATAATAGTTCCAGCAAACATGTACTTTTGATATTTTTCTAAGAACAACAACATTTCATTATGGTCGTCTAGTGTTTCGGTTGGATATCCTATAAACATTAAAAATATATTACTGATACCGTATTTGGCACACATGCGAATGTGATAATCTAAATCTTCATTGTCAAACTCTTTACCCATGCTTTCTCGAATACTCCAGCTAGCATGTTCAACTCCGCATACCAAAACGCTCGCTCCGGCATCAGCCATGGCTGAATAGATGCGTTCTGGCATGTCTCGTTTTTTACGAATGTTAAACTGACTAATCCACTTAGGTTTAAAGTTTGCGTCAGTTTTTTTATAATCAATCAGTGCTAATTGTAATTTTTCAAATTCAGATACGTTACCATTTATTACAGAATCAGTAAACTGAACTAGTGTTGCACCTGTATCTTTATAGTGTTGATATATTTCTTTGGCAATGTCTGTGCCTCGACGATATTTGTATTTGGGCCAGCGATGCGGAACATCACAAAATTTGCATTTCCGAACACAACCACGACTGGCAGTAACATACACACCCGGATGTTGGTGGTAATGATACATGGTTGGCTCAATTTGATCATACTTGGGATACGGAATTTCATCAAGATTTGACACTTGTTCTGGCGGTATTCCATCAAGGCCGGGAATGTTTCTTTCACCTTTGAGAAATCGATCAAGTATAACTTCACCGTCACCAACGGCAATGTGATCAACTAACTTATATTCCACTAATAGTTTTCCAAATGTAGTGTCGCCCCAAGGACTGGATAGTCCTTGGCCGCCTACCATAAATGTCGCACTGATTTTTGATCGTAATTCTTGTAACAACATAAGTGCAAATCTAGTACTAAATTTACTAAACACACTCACGGCAATCATGTCATGATCATTGTTGATAATTTTACTAACAGTATCCTTAAACCACAAATCAAAACTTGCAGGCAATAAAATTCCTTGATCAACACGCCATTTGCGATCGCACACAGCCCAGTCTTCATTTGCTAGGCTATTGTATAAATCAAGATTCAAGTCGTATATGGTATACTCGCAATTGTTGGCTGCAAATACACCTGCCAATGCTGCCGCGGCAGCAGGTGGACGTTCTAATTCCATGCTAGGACAGGTTATAAACGCAACATTTTTATACATCTATTTTTAAAATTTTCTTAATATCAAGCACAAGGTCTTGGTGTTTGTCTAAACTACCAATATACCCTTCGTCACGAATAGCAGCCGCACCTGTGAATTGTGAAGCATGAACAAACCGTCTTTGCTGGCGATACCATTCCCAAAATCTGTCCTTGTGTGGCCAGGGAGGTAACACAAAGCTGCCAGGAAAATGCCAAATCAATTGGCTTTGCAATAGAGTTTGGGCATTGGGATTTTGTTGTAAAAAACCCTCAAAATATCTAGGCTTGTAATGACCTTGTGTGGTGATCCACGACTGTAATTTTATATCATCAAGTCGTAAACCTATTAATTCCAAACTTTGGTCAGCAACAACTGTGTTTTTATTGATTTGTGTGTGGTGCTGTTGTTTGTTGACGTAGTTAATACAAACATTATTAACATCATGTTCAAGAGATATATCAAAGTCAGCTTCAGAAATGTCTTTGACAGTGTGGCGGCCAACTACAATGTTGTTAACAACAACTTCTAAAATTGGCCACTCAACTGAAAACTCACCTCGAGCTATAACTGTTAATTTCATACAATGTCAATATCGTTGTTGTAATTTGTAAACCCGTTTTCTTTAACAACTTTTAAAATGTTTTCCACACGCCCAGCAAGCTCATCTCGGTGACTTACCAACCATACTGACTTGCGGCGTTCGCGACTCATCTTTTTCAAGAGCGCCAGGCTGGCTTCCATGCCCGCGGTATCCATGCCTGAATCCACCAGTTCGTCAATGAACAACACGTTGATTGGATGGTACAGGCTTTCCCACACATCACGGAACGCCCAGCTCATGCTCAAGATCAGTCTGTTGCGTTCGCCGCGTGAAAGATTGTCAAAATCAAGATCGCGCCCCAGCTCGGTGATTTCAACCGACAGGTCGTTCTGGAACACCACTTGATGTGGTAACCCAATACAGTCAAGATAGTGGGTAAGGCGTTGATTGAGATATGAGAGATTCTGTTCGATGATCTTCTTGCGCACAAATGAATCTTTGTTGGTCAAGAGCTTGAGCAGGAAATCTTGATGTTCAAACACACGAGTCAGCTCGTTGACCATGTTGTAGGTGACCTCTTGCAGGGCTTGGTTCCGCATGTCCGCAATCTGCTCGGTATAGGGATCGGTCTCGCTTGATCTTGCAGTTACATCTCGACGCAACGCATCTAGGCTGTTTCGGTGATTGAGCGCCTGTTCGAGATTGTCATAGAACACCACAGGTGCTGTGCCTAGTTCGCCGAGGTCTTCAATTTCGTTCGCGTGCTCGGCGCGTTGTGTTTTGTTGTCTGACAATTGTACGGCAATCTCTTGTAGATTTTTCTGCTTCTCTGCCAGTATTTCGTCTTGCTTGGCATCATGCAGATCTTGGCCACAAGCATGACAGCGATGTTGCTGAAGAGCTTCGATGTCACGTTGGAGTTTGCCTTGATCTTTTTCTAGTTTGATGTTGTCTTGGTCGATTTGCCGCAGGCATCTGTGATGTTCATCGATCTGTTTTCGGCGTAGATGATAGGCATCGAGGTCGCGATGTGCCTGTACTTCCGCGTCGATGTCGATGTGTTCCAAGGCCGATACAGCGTCTTTGAATCCCTGAACATCTTCGGCTTGTTTTCGGAGCCAGAGATCTCGGCGTTTTTCTAGACTGACGATCTGCTCTTCGATCCTGGCATTGGCTTCTTGCACAGCCCGGATGCGCATTTCTTCTTGACTGATGGCATCCTTGGTGGCTTTGTTTAATTCTTTGATCTTCTCGGCCCGCTCGCTCAAGAGAGTTATGCCCAACAACTGCTCGATGATCACGCGTTGATCGTTGGCCTTGAGACTCAGGAATGGTTCGGTGTAGGTATTGAGAGCCAAGATATGCCGGAACATGTCGTGTGTCATGCCCAGGATCTGTTCCACGGCCTGCTGTGTTTCTCGGCTGTCGCCTTGGCTGTCATCGGTGGCCTGTTGTTCTTCGCTGTTGATATAAAATTTCAACACATTGGGTTTGCGACCGCGTTCGATACGGTATTCAGCACCATTGATGGCGAAGTCTAGGCTCACCAGCATCTGCCGGCCGTTGGTCTTGTTCACAAGATTGTCGCGACGGATGTTGGTGAGAGCCTGCCCGTAGAGAGCATAGCTGAGAGCATTGATGATGGTGGTCTTGCCGGTGCCGTTACGGCTGCCGTCACTGCCAAGATCGAGATTCTCGCCCAGGACCAGAGTGAGATCTTGACGATCAAAATCAATGGCTTGAGCAGCGTTGCCCACGCTCATGAAATTTTTTACAGTCAATGTCTTGATAGTTATCATTTTTTGATCAAATATTCTGTTTAGTCTCGGCAAGCATTTTTTGACAGAAGTGGGTCTGATAGTGTTGCAAATTGTAACTTAATACAGTTTCCATACTATTATAAACATCTTGACATTGCGATAACGACCATTTTGATATCAAATTCAACGTTTGCAGTATATTGTCCAATCTTTTGATGGGATCGATGATGTCGTCATAGCTTTCATTAAACCATTGATCAAATGTTTTGAATCCAATGGATTTTAGGTACTTGAGGCTATTGGCTGCACCGACTATAATAAATGGACTACGATGCCAAAAGCATTTAAAAGTTTTTTCGCTTAAATACGGATAAGGATAATGAAAGACAGTCTCGGTTACGATATTTAAAAAAGTTTCCGCTAACCACGGTGCTTCAAAATTATTTTCGTTTGGCCCAGATGTTATAGAGCTGTCACGATAATCGATATCAAGGATGGCAGTATTTTGATTGAACAACTTTATCAAGTGATCGCTGACTGAAATTTTGTCTTTTATTCGGGTAAAAGGTTTTGGATAGATAAACTCGCAGGTGCAGGTATTCGACGATTCTTCTTTGGGTTGATAGTGGTTTAATCTTTTCCAATCAGAATTCCATGATATAATCGCACGATTTTTTATGTTTTGATCTTCGATCCATATTCTCACATAGGAACGGTGATCTCGGCGCACGTTACTCATAAAACAGAAAGTTTTTTTTATCTGATACGCATTTCTTTCCAATATTTTTGGGGTTGACGGCGTACATATATAAGAAAAATTATTTTCATAAACCTTAACGGAAAATCGGCCACATTTTTTTGACCATGCGACATTGATTCCGTGGTGGTTGGTAAACAACAAACAATAACCAAATGAAATATTAAGATCTTGTAATATCCTGATTAAGTTTTCAGAAGTAAACCCCAGCTTCATATCATCAACATAGTATTCGGTGTCATACAACGTGAAAATCATCCGATCGTTCTCAGAGAAATTTATGTCACGGTAAGGCAATAGTTCTTGCCATAATCGTGACATATCATAATCATATTCGAGTAGATTCGCAGCGTAGATGATACGATATCGATCATGTAGATCTTGGCACAGAGAAGGCCATATGCCGGTACGTTTGCTTAGTGTTAAAGGGTCCATAATTTGTCCATACGAGATATTGTATAGTCGAGTCCATGGTCATCGCCGTTGTGGGGTAATTCTAAATCTAATATAGGTATCACGTGCTGCCGAGCAAACGCCAGTTGCGATAAAGGACCCGGATGACATTTCCATTTTTCACTGAACCAAGGCAGTTTGTTTTCATATAAGAATCCCAGCATGCCGGGTTCGTACACATTATCAGCAGCACCTGAGCATTGGTAAAACCATTGACACAACGGCGTGTTGATTAATTGATGATTATGTAAAATTTCCTTGCCCTGATTGACTTCAGCCTCGGTCATACTCCAGATAGGAGAGTCGAACAAAATCAAATATTTCCATCCCTGTCTGTGGCAAATTTGTTTGAACATAGCCAACATTTGCAAACTTCTTAGCGTAAAATAGTCTTGGCTATAAAAATTTTCTTTGTAGATTTCTTTTTCCAATGGAAACCATGATCCGGTAGACCAAAATCCCCCTTGAGTGTTTGCTATCCTGGCTAACGAATGTTTTTCTTTGTCGTATTTTTTGATACGATCTTTTTGGTCCACGTACCAGTCCCATTTGTCTATGTTGGTCAGCATGGGTAGTAGAAAAGTGGTGGCATCTGGGTAGTGTACCTGTGCGGCTGCATCCAGCATGCGTAACAGTATGGCTTCATTGCCCAGGCCCTTTTTACTGGTATCGATATGTTTTGCTACGTATCGATATCTGACTGCATCTGCCCATGTAGGCCATGGACTATTGGTAATACTGGCTCCTCCTAGTATTATGTTGACGGTAGATTTGTTGTTAGCCATTGTTCTATGGTAGTACAAATCTTTTGATTTGCTTGTTCGCTAAAATGATTTACGATTCCTCTTTGTTCACGAAATAGTTTTGAAAAATCTAAGAATTCGTTCCTTGATACCAAGTGACTGCAATCTAGGTTAGATATTGTTAAAATTGGTCCTTTGCAATGTTGGCTGATATAATTTAATTCGTGAGATATGATCAATTGATGTACAAACTTAGCATAATCTGTATGAAAATACTTTTCAAAAAACTCAACAATGCTGTGTAGATCTTTTTTTCCGGATTCTTTGATGTCAGTATAGATAAGATCGCAATCTTTATGCAAGGCATCATCCTTGTGTACAGGATGATTTTCTACCGGCAATCTATAAGGACTAGTGTGGGAAACTATCACCGCATCATACAATGATAGATCTGCTGATTCTATCTGTTGCCAGATTTTATATTCGCTACATCCTGCCTGGGCAAGATTAGTAACAGTGTATTTCCGAGACAACAGATTAGGCCATCCGGGATAATCATGATATTTCACTGACCAGTCAGCAGCAAAGCTATCTCCGGTTATTAAAACTTTTTTTGTCATAGAGTCTGATAGATCTGCAGTAGAAGTTTTGGGTCGTAAAATTCCGACTCAATTCGCGTGATTTGGTCTGTGACAATCTGATCCACACTTTCAAATCGCACTTCGCCGGGCGAAAGATCTTCCGCCAATGCCGAACGTTTGTTGGGTATCAAGGCCATCTCTCTGAGACCATACTGAGTGACATAGGTGTCTCGGATGAGATTGGCTTCTTCGTAGCTGATTTCAATATCTAGTTGCACTCTCACATGCATGTTGGGACGCAAGATTTCTTGGGCATGGTCCATGACATGGCTGAGATTCCATACATTGTAGAGAGGTTGCCCAGGCCAGGCCAGATACCTGGGATCACTGCCCCATTCCAGGATCATGCAACCGCGCTGATCATCGCCGGCGTCGGCAAAATTGTGTGGGAAGGCGTTGCCGATATAGGTCACATTGTGTTTCTCCTGCCGGAGATGGAAATGCCCAGAGAACACACGATCAAAGCCGCCAAAGTGTTTGGCACTGATCTCGCCGTGGTCCGGCATTTCCACCATGGCATTCATCTTGAAATGCGGTAGTTCAAAATGTCCAAACATATACTTTGCACTCATGTTGGCGATGCGCTTGTGATCGTCACCCACCAACCATGGAGCAATGATCACATCACCCTCTTCAAACCAGTCGTTGCAGATGTGTATGTTGGGAATGTGCCGGGCCCACTCTGTGCTGTAGATATCACGCCGATCTCGATAGTAGAGATCGTGATTACCGGGGATGAAATAAAATCTATCAAACGCTGCACTGAGCTTTTCCAAGGCCCGGAGACTGTATTGCAGGGTCTGCATGTTGATAGACGCTCGATGATGGCTCCAGTCACCGAGAAAAAATCCAGTTTCGCAGCCTTGTTCCTGAGCAGTGGCGATGAACCAATCAACAAACTGTTCGCAGTCTTGATTGTGCAACACACTGTTGCTTTTTAAACCGAAATGTATGTCAGTGAATGCGATCGCTCGCCGGAATAGGTTGGCCATAGTGTTCGAGTTTACTAGTCAGCGACTGTGCTGTCAAGGTTCTTCGGACGAGAAGAGTCACTGTACTGTCGAGTCCAACTGGGATTTAGGCCGTTGATTTCCAAGATATCGTCCCTGATGTTTTGATTTTTCTTTTCCACATTCAAGATACGGGTGAATGAATTTGTGATGGCTGCTGTGTAGTAGGCAAAGGGATTCTGGCTCTTGGATTCGTCGAACTGTAGACCAATCTGGCTGAGCTGTAGCAAGGCCTGCCCGCGCATCTCTTCGTTGTAGCTGTAGCCTCGCCAGTTGGATCGGGTGGCATAGCGTTCACACAGTTTGATGAACATTTCGGCCAGGCGCCGAGTCATGGCACCATGATCGCGACTGTATTCGCCGGTTTCGAGGTCTCCACGCCAGTGGCTGCGACCCACCAGATAAGGTTCACGGTCTTGTGAAATGCGATAGTGCTCAAATGGTGGAAAGTTGACCTTGACATGTGTGGGATCAATGGCTATCTCGACCACAGGATCGTCGTCAAGGTCAACATCGGTTTCAACACTGTCGAACAAATCCTGTACTCGGCGTCCTTTCTGCTTGCTTTTGGGCACACGTGGTGGAGCCAAGGGTATGTGTGCCCAAGTGGTGACCCGAAAAACCAGATCGGTGTTGGGAATTTTTTTTGGATCTACGATTTCGCCGGTTTCGCGCCGGATACGATCGGCCCGATTTCTACGAGCTTCGGCCACTGTACGCTGATTGATTTTGTCCGCGCTGGGCAAGATGATGTCATATTGGTGATCTTGGTCGCGATCACGGAATGCACAATAGGTGTTTTTGCTGAGGTGTATCTGTTTGAGTATGTCGCGGTTGTTGAGATAGTTCACACGGGGAGTGGCTTTGACAGTCACGGTCATGAGGTATTTCTCCTGGAATATTATTTATTATACTAGTTTTTGCCAGAGTGTCAACCAGAATCATTAACTGATGCTATTATTTTTGCCATAAATAGATCACAGGAACACTATATGGCTACCACCACCGAATATTATCAGCGTGCGGTAAATGATTACGAAGATCGAGTGCGTGATTTCAACGCAAATCTGCAGTTTTTGAACTCGCAGGTAGCGGATGCCAACCGCGGACTGGCCGAGCTGCGAGCACAACGCAACAGTGTAGAGCCGGGCAGTGAAGCGCAGGCACTGTTGCTGGAACAGATCAATAATCTCGCCAGCCGTCGCAACACGCTAGAAGCTCGGCAGGCTGACACATTCAATGCTCTACAAGTTGCGCAAAACAGTCTACAACAAGCACAACGCGATTTGAATCGAGTAAGCCAAGGCGAGCCTGCACCGTTGCCACCTGCTCCTGCGGCCCCTGCGGCTGATCCCGAAGTGAGTGCTACTGAGACCCAAGCAGCAGTCGACAATAGCCAAGTCATAGAAAATTTCACGGCCACAGCACAGCGCGATCCTTTCGAAGTGGACGGAGCCGACCTCGGTGTTGCCGAATCGGACATCAGGGGCGATGCCACGGATCTGGATGAGGAATTCAGTCCCTACGGTGAACCAAACGAACTGAGTGAACAGGTAGAAAACACCAGTCCAATACCTCCCTTGAGCGACCTGTCATACCAAGACAACGGAGATGGCACCGGCTTCACGGTCTTTGACAGCGACGGACAAGTGGTGCAGGTGTTTGACACCGAGCAAGACGCCGAAGCCTACATCTTTCAACAACAAAATGCCAGCAGTGGATTTGGCACCTATCCAACCACGGATCCATTTGGGTTTGACGAAGCCAGTCTTCCGCCGGCCGCTGTGACGCAACAGAGCCAAGCACAGATACAGGCCGCTGCCCAACAAGCACGCGCCCAAAAGGCCATGGCTGTGCAGCGCGCCGAAGCCAGTCAAGGCGATTGGCGGGTACGATTGAGATTGGCCGGCGCCAGCGACTATCTCTACAAGGCCGCTGACCCAGGTATCCTACAACCATTGGCAGTCACTGATGGTGTGATATTTCCCTATACTCCGCAGATAACCACCGGCTACTCGGCCAACTATTCCAATTATGATCTGACTCACAGCAATTACCGCGGTGTTTTTTATCAGAACAGCACAGTGGATGAACTGCAGATCCAGGCCACGTTCACGGCTCAAGACACCTTTGAAGCCAATTATCTCTTGGCAGTGATACACTTTTTTCGTTCAGTGACAAAGATGTTCTATGGACAAGATCCCAACCGTGGTGTGCCTCCGCCCTTGGTGTTTCTACAAGGCCTTGGCGAGTTCCAGTACAATCTGCATCCCTGTGTGGTCAAAACTTTCAATTATACCACGCCCAACGATGTTGACTATATCCGAGCACGCACCAGCACTTTCAATGGCACCGGTCTCCTGCAACAACGACGAGATCGTCAAACTAACTCTGCTGGCTCGGGAAAATTGGGCATACTAGATCTGGTAGCAAAGAGACGCAACAATGCAGGACTGCCGCCGGGCGGCCAGACCATACCTCCGGCACCACCCACACTGGGCACAGCCAGTCCCACCTATGTACCTACCAAGCTGGACATATCCTTGACGTTGTTGCCTGTGCAGACACGGCGTCAGGTCAGCCAAGAGTTCAGTCTTGAAAAGTTCGCCAACGGCACGCTCATCAAAGGAGGATTCTGGTAATGGCCATATACACCAGCACCAGCAGCTATTTTACCACCAATCTCAATCAATCCTATCTTGATATTTTCCAGAATCGGCCCATACCAAGATCCATTGACGATATCTATTTCACCATCAATCAGACCTATCAGTATCGGCCCGATCTCTTGGCCTATGATCTCTATCAAGACACGCAGCTATGGTGGGTGTTCTATCAAAGGAATCCCAATACCTTGACCGCACCGCCCTGGGATTTTTCAGTCAACACCAATATCTATGTGCCCAAACTAGACACACTGCGCTCTGCGCTGGGATTCTAAAGCATGGCCTCCATTGAAGATCTTCGACGCGATGTTATCAATTCGCAGAATGCTCTAAGATCAGCTGAAACAGCATTGTCTGATACCACCGATCCTGCAGATCGAGCACAGCTGGAAACTTTCATCCGGGATACCAGAGACTATATCGCAGGACTGTTGGCACAGATAGCGGCCGCCCAACAAAACGCAGCACAGATCAGTGCCGGCGATGTAGTGGCCGAAGATCAAGCCGCATTTGCCCTGGGATCAAACACACAAAATCCGCAACCTGTGCAAGTGGACGGCAGAATCTCGGCTGCCACTAACGCAGTGCTGTTTGAACCTGACGTAGACTCG